CAGACGCTGGCAGGTCGATGATGCGACGGGCGAAGCCGTTTCCTTGGTACAAGTTCTCAAGCTCTTGAAGCTCAAGGATACGCGGTGTGCCTGCCGTGGTGTATGAGCTACGGTCTTTGCTGTTGCCGACGCTGGCAAATACGTTTAAATATGGGCCGTCATTGCGCAGTGCAACGTCTTTACGTGGTCGGCCCCGGCTTCGCTTTTGATTTTCCATTTAAATCCTAAATAATTGCGTGAATTATAGGATTAAATTCAAATAAATGGTTGTTAGTCTGTATTTGAGCTACAATGTTGACTCAATCAACAAAGGCTTTCAAATGAGAAAAGAATTTATGCAGCAGGCACTTGATGCACTGTTAAAACCAACATCGTCAGCGAAAATTGCTGAAATTACAAAATCCATTCGAGTTGAACTTGTAAAGCCTGAAGGGTGGCAACCTATTGATACAGCGCCAAAAGATGGCACGTCATACCTCGTTTGGGCTGGTGGTGTTGGCATGGCTCATTGGGTCGAACGATATCAATCTGGATATCCGCATAACGCCCCATTCAGTGAAAACCTCGCCGCATGGAAGTCGATTGCTACCCACTGGATGCCACTACCTAAAGCACCTACTTAAATCACAATAACGCTGATAAATCAAACTGGTTACTCATAAATGTGTTGATTGCATCAACCAAAGGGTCAATTTGATCATCATTTTTGTGAGTATCTGTAGCTGTAAACGCCTCACACTCGCTCAAAAAGTCAACAACCCACGGCGCTGACTCAGGGATATAAACACCTCCTGACTCAATACGTGGCTGCACTTCCATTACGCGGGTTAGCTTGTCTTTAGTGCGCTGCACTGGCATGACAGGTATAAAGCCTTGCTCGTGCTTTAGCTGCTGAATTAGGCCCGTTCCTGAAGCTTTATCCTCGATATAGAACCCGCTGGCAGGTGGCAATGCTTCGCGCCCGTTGTTAACTGATACGCTGGCCCAAATGTCTTTAGCCATAATCAACAACCCAACGGCGTCAACCTTTTTGCGCCATAGGTTCAGTATATACACCTGACCAGTGCGAAGCAACACGGCATCAATAAACACCGTGTAATCGTTGTTTTCCCCGGTTTTCATTGCCGTGTCAGCGAACACTGCCCTACGGCTGAATTCACGCCATCCTGGAAGCTCTGTGTACCGTTTGAACCACTCACCCTTGATTAACTCACCACCAAGGATATACGGTTCTTGCTGATACTGGCCTTCAAACGTGAAATTGCCTTTTTCTTTAAGCTGTAACAGGCTTTCTAATGGCTCCTTTTCTGGCCAGTAGCTTTTATCGTCAGCAATAGCCGGTATTTTGATATGAGTCCACTCGTAACCATCCCCGCCATTAAGCAGAAACCCTGTCAAGTCTTCGTCAGCTAGGCGCTGCATAATAACAATCACCGGCGTGTCAGGTGACGCCTTGCGGCTTTGCACCGTGTTAATGTAGGCATTATTAACCGCGTCACGCTTTGTCTTAGAAAGGCTATCAGCGGGCTTCAAAGGGTCATCGATGATGATGGCCCCCTGAAACCCTTTGGCCATGTGGCCAGCACGAAAGCCAGTAACCTGACCTAGTGTTGACGTGGCATAACACCCGCCAATGGATATCCCATCTTTATCTACGACATTCCAGCGACCTCGGGCGTTTGAGTCTGACTTAATCGGCAACGGAAAAAGCTCTTGAAACTCAGCCGATGTGATTAATTCTTTGGCCTTAGCAGAATTCAACTCGGCTAGTTCCGAGCTATAGCTTAGATGCAAGAAACGAGCCCGTGGATTAAATGCCAATCCACGCGCCATAAAGTTGATAACGGCCAGTTCAGTCTTAGAGCTACCCGGTGGCACGTTGATAATAAGGCGCTTAGTCTTACCATCCATTACCAACTGCAAAGCGTCTGCAATGGCCTTGTGATGCCAATTTATGCGAAATTTGACGCCTTCTCGAATTCTGAAGAAGTACCGAGCAAAGAATAAGTGATCAACCTGCATGGCCGCTTTAACGGCCATCTTTTCCTCAGATGTCAGCACTTATTTTCTCTAGGATGCTTTTCACCATCTTCGCATCCAGTTCAATAGCAGGCTTCGGACTCATTGAATTGTCGCTTGATGTGTGGTCAATCTTTTGTGGCTCATTAAACCCATGCATAGAATTAAGCTCCTTTACAGCCGCGATAATGTCAGTCTTCTTATCTGGGTCATCTAACACCGATAAAAGCGCTCTAACGCTGTCCTCGCGGCTCCAAAGGCCCTTCTTACTTAGTTCACTTTTGAGCGTTTCAACCCTTGATGAAATATGAACGTTACCCATAAGAGTTGAAGCCAATTGATTAACGCTCTCAGGCTTAGTATTAACCCCTACCGTGTAAGCCTTCCGATAAGCATCAGACTGAGTTAGGCCACTAGCCACCGCCTGAGCGAATGCTTCCTGTTTGGGTGTTAGTGGCTTAGTCATGGCTTTATTTTACTACGCGGTAGGCGATGATGTGGTTATCGTTAATTGGTTCAATTTCCCAATTCCACCCAACTAAATTTCCAGATCGATCACTAATACTGATTCCATCTTTATATTTTACTTTTACGATAACTCCAGACTTCACCGGACACTCACCTCCACCCCAAGTAATCCACCCATCACCATCAGGCTTCACAGCCCCGCCATCAACCAAAGGATTAGAAACCTCACTAAGACGAGCCTCACCATAAAGAGCCAAATAAGCGATGCCATCTTCCAAACTGTCTTGATGTGCCTCTGTGCGCTGGTTATCTCGCACCATCTTCAACACCGCCATAAGCATCCACCCATTAGCCTCGGTCATAGACTGCCCTGTAATGGCGTTATATGCAGCCACTGTAGCTGCCATGCTACGTTCATCACCTTCAGGCTTGTCGTAAGTCGCTGCGCGGGACTGCATATGAGTTTGCGCTTTGTTAAGCAATTGTTGTGCCGTAATCTTCATGTCTTTACCTTTAATGTGTTGATAAAAAAGTTTGCCGGGCGTCCGCTGATATAGGCCAGGCCCGGCGCTGACCCTCAACGCGGTAGGATAACCGCTTCAACGGTTGTGTTTATTTTACATCAGAATCAATAAAGACCAGGCATACATTTGTCAATTATTTGTTTAATGTCTTCAATCTCTTCAAGTGCATTCAAAACATCAATGGCCTGTAATTCTGGTTTCATTTCAAGCGTAACCAACGCATTGAAAAGCAAGTGAATGACTCTTTGCTCATTAGTCAGTTTTTTGTAGGTAGAGAAACAAGCTCCAACACTTACGCCGTATTTACGATCAATGGCGAACTCGGGTGGATGGCTAACGACTTTAGCGCCGCTAGTTTCAGACATCAACAACATTGCATTTTCAAGTTTCATTTTCATCCTTTTTTGTGAGTCTTTATTGTAGCTCAAATTTACATCATTAATGCGCTACAATTTTTTTTCGTCTGTCAGTCGTGGCAGCACTATAGTGTACTGCCCCGACTTGCCCTGACTGGGGCAGTTTATTATTGACCCTATAAACCTACTGCCCCGATTGATAAAAAAGCATTATAAATCAACAACTTACAAAAATAATAGCTGCCCCGATGTTCTGCCCCACCGGTGTTTTTACCTGCTTTTCAGAATAAGCCTGATTCCGTGAAATTTGGACTCATTTGTGACCCTGTAACCCCCGTTTTTTGGCTCAATCATGCCGGTTAAATACTCAGGGTATCGCGCTGTTTTTGTGACGTTTTGCGCGGCTGTAGCCTCTTTAATATGGCGTTTGGTTTCCTTTTCGTACTGAGTCCATTCGTCTGTTGTGATGTAAAGATCATGGTCATAGTCGATATAACCATACTTCAAAAGCGCACCACTAAAGCTATTTCGAGCCTCAGAAGTGGATTTTGATTCCTTTTCATCTGACTTAACCGTGGCCTCGGTATCTTCAACAACCACGCAAGATGTCGCTGTCTTGCCCCACTTTGTAAGTCCCATATCAACAATATCAAGCTTAAAGCCGATCACGTCACCCTTACCGCCTAGCTCCCTTTGCTTCGTTATGGTGGCACTGCGCACGCCTTTATCGTCAACTAATTCAATCTCTGTGTCGATATGCGCCCTGATGCCGGACCACCCACGAGCCCCCTTTGCAGCGTCTTTGCCGTTATGGTGAATGATTAAGACGTGGGCACATGTCTTGCGTGCAAGGTAGTCAAAACGCTCCATAATCGGCCCCATATCGTCACCGCTATTCTCATTAGCCCCTGAGCTAATACGGGCCAAAGTGTCACCAACAATCAGCCGCGCCTTTTGGCCAAGTGCTTTTTCAACGTCCTCAATCATGGTTACGATGTCTTTAGCATCTTGCATATCACGGTGAAAATTAACCGGTGTCTGCACAATGGCAAAGTTTGGCACGGTGCATTCATGGTATTTTTGGTAAGCCTGCAAGCGCGTTTTAATCGACGCTGGGGCCTCTGTTGCCAAGTAGATAACCAAGCCCGGTTCAGTCTTTCGACCCATCCATTCAACACCACGGGCGATAGCGCAACCCATATCCAAGACAAAAAACGTCTTACCAGAGTTTGAATCCCCATACACCACCGACGATGCCCCGATCGTTATAACCCCCTCGACAAGTTCATCAGGTGCAATAAACTCATTACCCAAGTTGTCAGCAAAGACAACATTAAGGCGCTCGGTGGCAGCTGTCATTGATTCCGTAGGCTCCAACAACTCCCCCAAATCATGCCCTGCCTGCGCATAGTCGTTTGCATCCCCTAACATTGGTGGCATACAAACCATTGCCGCTATAAAGTTAGCCGCCTTGGTGGCCTCTTTAAGCCCAGTACCTGATTCATCGTTATCAGCAACGATAACAATCTCACGCAGTGGCCCAACACCATGACGCAAAGCCTGTGCAGTCGCCGCCATGTTGCCCGCCGAAAAGCTAATGACAACACTATTCCCGGTGGCCTCAAAGATCGACGCCCCGGTGGCGATACCCTCGCATATATATATACGCCCTTCGCCAGTTGAATCAATGACGGGTCCGATTGACCAGTAAGCCCCGCCAGTCTTGGAGCCTTTCATGAACATCTTGGTGCCATCGTCTGAAATGTATTGCAACCCGCTAATATCACCATCTATCAGCATTGGTGCGATCAAACGCCCGTCCGGTGCAATGCGCCAGCCGGGGTTACTTACGCCCTTGCGCTTGATGTATGGATGGTCATCACTGGCCAACTGAGCCGCGTCCCATATCTTCGTGGCGGTGTAAGCTGCATACTCCCGCGAATCTGACAGCTCCTTTTCACGCTTGGCCTTTAGTTCGTTAATCTGTTTGACGTGAGCGATGTTTTCCTGAAACGTCAATTCACGCCCGATGTTTGCGCGGAACTGATATTCCTCCCCAGTCTTCCAATCGCCATAAACCCCCGCCGGAACCTTGCCATCATGCAAGACATACCAGCCACTTAAATCACCCTTCTTAGACCCTGTAGCGAAGCGGTGCAACTTCCCATCACACACGATGTCGTCAGGCGCTTGGATGCAGTTTTCAGACATATGCACCCGAAGTTGATGCTCTGGCGATAAGACTGGCGTATCAATTTGGACGGGGAAGCCATTAGGGAAGATGCTTTTTAGACTGCTCATTTGTTATACCCTTTAGCGCACCAATTAGCCCATGCTTCGCGCCATGTTTGGCCGAAGGCTGATATCCCAGGTTGCATTTTGTCTTTTTGAAACCATACCATCCACTGAACTCCAGTATAAAAAATCAATGGCTTCTTCATTTCACCGCTCCAATCACCGCCAAAGCCACGGCCAACTCAGCCGAATGTGAATGCTCTTCCGCCTTGTCACCAACGTTAGCCCACCAGTAGCCCATAGAGTCACGCCACGGGAAACAGTTAAAACGCTTGGCAATGGGCCAGATAACCAGCTGATCACGGTAGTCAAAAGGCTTCCATTCGCCATCTACCAGACAGTTAATATTGTGTTCGCCACGCGGGTCAATGTAGTCATGAATGTGGAACTGGGACCATCCAATTGAGATGGCCAGTGCTTTGCTTGTTTCGTGGTGTGTCATGGTTGCCTTGTAAGTTTGTTGAAAACGTCAATTTTAGGCGTGAAAACAGGGTGAAAATAAATTTAAAATTGTTTCTTTTTTGCGGTATTGTGTGGCACAATAGATCACATCAACAACCAATAGGACGAACGAAATGAACAAAGATAAAATCATCAGCGCAAAGATTCTGACAGCAATGGCTAACGGAATGGACTTAAAAGCAGCCTTTGATTTTGTTATCGGTGAAGGCGCTTACATCAAACTCGCTGGCGATGTTTATGATGCACTTCGCGCAAAACAAGGTTTGTAAAACTCCGTAGCGCACTAAACCTGCGCTACAATAAAGACTCAACAATCAACGACTAAGGAATGAAAATGGAAAGAAATGAAATCATCCGCATGGCGCGTGAGGCTGCGCAAGGCAGTCACCGAATGTTACTTTCCGAGTGCTTCGGACTTCAGGGTATTGATGAACTTGAGCGCTTTTCCAATCTAGTTGCCGAAGCAGAGCGTGATGAATGTTTGGCGATCGCAGAGAATGCTTACGAAAAATTCTTTGCAGAACATGAAATTGAGTTTCCAAAAGAGCGCTATAGCAAGATGTCTGTAGAGCGATCTATTCGTTCTGGAATTGAGTTTGTTACCACTGATTTATCCAAAGCAATCCGCGCACGGAGCCAAAAATGAACGGCTGTAACAACAACTGCAACCAAGGTCGAGACTGTGTTTGCGACATAGACAAGCAAGAATCAAGCTTAATTGTTGGAATCTTCATTGACTTAGTTCTTGCTGTCTTAGGCGCTGGATTGATAACGGCTTCGGTGGCTTACTACATAGGGTATCGGTTATGAAAAATCAGAATGAATCACTTGACGAATCAGACTTTGAATATATGCAAGCTGAACGCGATGTCTGGAAAGCGCGTTATGAGTTTGCTTGCGCTGATCGTAAAAAACTACTGTCAGACAATGCTGGACTGGTTAAGAATCAAGAGTCAAACACTGCTGCGTTTTTAGCTATGCGGGAGGATCGGGATGCATTAATGTTGGCTAATACAGATTTATGTAACTGGTTTGACGCCCTGAAAGCTGATTACGACAAGCTGCTGGCTGCTGATGCTCGGGTGCCGATGACAGATGACGACATCGAAAAGCTTTGGTTATCAGCGCATTTAAACGGTAGTTTATACGCATTTGACGAAGCTGTGAAGATTGTAGAGTCCCACTATGGAATAAAGAAATGAGCAAATACATAAAAATCGCCAAAGCCATCGCTAAGTTAAGCAAAGACACAACAAAAGTCGGCGCTGTGATTATTGGTAAAGACGGAAGCGGTGGCCCGTGGGGATATAACGGCGCACCTAGAAAATGCAACGCTGACGAGGACGAACGCAAAGAACGGCCAGAAAAATACTTTTGGTTTGAACACGCAGAACGCAATGCCATTTACGCAGCTGCAAAGGCTGGATTTTCAACCAATGGCACGACTTTGGTAGTAACTCACCCTCCGTGCATTGACTGTGCAAGGGCTATCGTTCAGGCTGGGATTGTGCGAGTTGTAGCAGCTAATCCTGACGCTGAATTCATGGCTAGGTGGTCTGATAGCTCTGAACGATCTAATCGCCTGTTTGATGAATGCGGAATTGAATTTGAGATTATTGGAGAATTAAATGACGGATAGAAAAGAGTTTGAAGCTTGGGTTAAATCAAAAGGCTATCTTATTGATGAGGATGATTTTGATGTTTGGCAAGCATCCCGTAAACAGGCGCTTGAAGAGGCCGCTAAGATTTGCGATGACGTTCTTGAATGCCCGTCATTGGGAGCTAGGCATTGTGCAGAATACATAAGGAGCATGAAATGAACACAAAACTAATCTGGGCAACTCCCGAAGCTGACAAATGAAAAACTACGTTGAACTAGCAAAGCGAATCCTATCAACCGGTGAACAACGAATCGACAGAACAGGAACAGGAACGCTATCTATTTTTGGTGGCCGTATTGATTTTGACTTACGCGAACGGTTTCCATTGGTGACGGTCAAGGAAACACGCTACAAAGCTGCATTCATTGAAAAGCTTTGGTTTTTACGCGGGGAACATCACACCAAGTATCTTCACGAGCATGGCTTAAAACTATGGGATGAATGGGCAATTAGTGGAGGTCTTGGACCAATCTATGGCGTGCAGTGGAGAGCGTGGAATGACAAATATGGAAACAAGATCGATCAGATCAAAGACTTGATTAAAGGATTGGTTAAAAATCCACGAAGCCGCCGCCACATCGTAAGCGCATGGAATGTTGCAGACCTTCCATTTATGGCTTTACCTCCATGCCACCGAGATTTTCAATGCTACGTCAGCAATGACGGACACCTTGATTTAATGGTAGCTCAAAGGTCATGGGACATAGCATTAGGCGCGCCATTTAACATCGCTCAGTACGCACTACTCACGCACTTGATAGCCCGTCAAACAGGCTTAAAACCACGCCATTTAAGCTTTAACTATGGTGACGCTCATATCTACAATGACCACGTAGATGCCATGAAAGAAGTGATTGAACGGCCTGTTATTGACTGCCCTACAAAGCTTGTTTTTCTAACTGAAAACGTAGATATTGATGGTTACAAACCAAGTGATTTTGAAGTTAATGGCTATGAATCACACAGCTTTGTGAAGTTGAAAGTATCGGTATGACCTGCCAACACAACGCCCAATCATGCGTCATTGAAACCAGGCGCGACAGTCCAACGACGATCTACCGGGTAAGACTGTGCAACTGCTGCTACCAACGGTATGTCACGGTAGAGACGATCTTTGACGGTGAAATGCCAAAGCATAAGCGTGATTACAAAGCTGAGAAGCTAAAGCGCGAAGCCAACAAAGAAAAAGTTATGACAATCGCAAATTCTGCAAAAAATATTACAAGCGTGTGGAAAAACACCCAGTAATTGCGCTACACTTAAAGCACGCCACGAACTGACCGTCAGACGGTGGCTAATTCAACAGATAGGAACCATCATGGCTATTGACTTAAGCTCTATCAAGAAGGGTAAAAACCTTCGTCCACCTCGCATTTTCCTTTACAGCACGCACGGCATTGGTAAAAGTACCTTTGCAAGCCAAGCACCTAACCCTATCTTCATTTGTGCTGAAGACGGCTTAGACGCCTTGGACGTGGCGCACTTTCCTATTGCCACCAGTAGCGCTGACGTTATGGAAATGATCCAGACGCTCTACACCGAGGAACACGAATATCAGACCGTTGCACTTGACACGGTTGACTGGCTGGAGAACTTGCTAAACAGCGAGATCGAAGCCGAGCATGACGCCAAAGAGCTTGCTTATGGCCGGGCTGCAATGTATCTGGCGAACAAGTGGCGCGACATTCTCGACGGGTTTAACGCCCTGCGAAATGATAAAGGAATGAACGTCATTCTCATTGGTCACAGTGAGATTAAGCGATTCGACAGCCCAGAGGTAGACAGCTATGACCGTTATCAACCAAAGCTGCAAACACGTTCAAGCGCCATTATCCAAGAATGGGCAGACTGTGTATTTTTCGCCAACTACAAAACAGTAGTGAAAAAAGAAGACTTAGGCTTCAACAAAGAGCGAGGCCGGGCTATTTCAAACGGTGAACGCATGATTTTCACGCAAGAGAAGCCAGCTTACTTGGCTAAAAATCGCTACAGCTTGCCTGATAGCTTTTCGCTCAATTGGGGTGCGTTTAATGATGCAATGATTAAGGCGGTTGTATGAAGCCACATTACTATAAAGATAATTACTTCGAAGCCGAAATGTCTGATCTTATCGGTCGAAAGTTCATAAATGTCAGCACAAACGCAGACAAAGATGAGCTTTATTTTGTGTGTGACGAAGGAACATTCACCTTCTATCATGATCCAGACTGTTGCGAATCTGTAAGCATTGAAGATATTTCAGGTGATTTAGATGATCTAATCGGAACTCCAATCTTGAAGGCGGAAGAATCAACAAGCCAAGAAAATCAAGAAGGCTTGCCAGTTCCTGAATATCAGGATGATTCTTTTACGTGGACATTCTACAAATTTGCAACAATAAAAGGCTATGTTGATGTTCGCTGGTACGGGTCAAGCAATGGTTACTATAGCGAATCTGTAGATTTGGAATTTAAGAAAGCAACGGTATGAAAAAAGAAATTAAAACAGGCGGGCCAGCGTTTCCGTCAATTGCAGAATATATTCAAAATGATGGATATAGGGCGCTGGACGGTATGACCCTGCGCGACTACTTTGCAGCGAAAGCAATGCAGGGAATTTTGTCAAACCCTGTGTATTTTGCCGCGCTACAAGATCAAGCGATTGAACTGGATAAATTCAAACAAGTAACCACCGTCTTCCAATTAATCTCAGAGCTTTCTTCAGATATGGCCGATTCCATGCTAGAGATTCGAAAATGACAAACATTATCAACTTCACAGAGCCACCTAAAGTGCAGCGTAAATGCTCATTTTGCGGGAAGACTGAACACCAAGTTGAACGTCTTGTTTCAAATAATCAGATTGGAAAAGATGAAAAAAACATTTGTAACGAGTGCATTGAAAAAGCAAATGAACTATTGAATGAATTGAAATGAAAAAAGAAATTGAAACAGGCGGGCCAGCGTTTCCAAAAGCGGGTCTTGACCCATGGCAAAAGTCTGTTACGACACAAACCGGCATGTCACTGCGCGATTACTTTGCAGCGAAGGCGATGCAAGGTGAGTTAGCTAGTCCTACATTAAGCTGGACTGGAGACATTGAAAAAAATATCTCTGAAAGCGCATACAAGTTTGCAGACGCTATGCTAGAGGCTCGCAAATGAACACCTCAGAACTCTCAAAACAATGGCTCAAAGCCAAGTCTGACGAACACGAAGCGCAAGAGCGACGCCGATCAATCGAAGACAAATTAAGCGAAGCTTTGAAGGTTGACGACCGCCTAGACGCAGTGCAAACGACTAAATTATCTGACTTTACTGTCAAAGTTACAACCCGGTTAAATCGCAAGGTTGACGCCGATCTGGTTCAGGAAATTGCAAGCGAGAACGACATGGGCGCATACTTGTCTCAGTTGTTTCGCTGGAAACCTGATATTAACCTGACAGCATGGAAAAATGCACCAAAAGAAGTAACGCAACAGCTCTCGAAAGCAATCACCACAACGGCTTCACGGCCATCATTTTCAATCACTACTGTAAATAAGGAATAAACATGGCACATATCGGAATGAGTTTCACGGACGAAGACTTGGTATCAACTGGCGACGGTGACTTTTCACCACTTCCATCCGGTGAATATAGCGTCACCATTGACGGCGCAGACTTGAAGCAAACTAAAGCTGGAGACGGAACATACATCAATCTTAAAATGATTGTTGACGGCCCGACTCACATGGGGCGAATTGTGTTTTCTATGTTGAATATTCAAAACCCAAGCCAAAAGTCAGAGGCTATTGGACGTGGTCAACTTGGTGACATTCTGCGCATTCTAGGAATTCAGGCGGCTACTTTTGAGGATACCGATCAGCTTTTGGGTGGTCAAATGATTGTCAAGTTGGCAGTTAAAGATGCCGTATATGTTACCGATGACAACGGAAAAAAGGTGGAAAAATACAAAGCCGGAAACGATGTAAAGGCCTACAAGCCACTGACAGGTGGTACACCTACACAAGCACCTGCACCACGTCAAGCAGCGCCAGCACCACAACGCCAAGCTACGGCAGCACCTGCAAGTAAATCACCTCCTTGGGCTCGTAAGTAAGAATTAATCTACCCGCTTCGGCGGGTTTATCAACGGTATTCACGCATCCTTGTGCTATAATAATCAAAATTAGCAATCAATAAGGATGCGTAAATGCCAAGAAAATTAGTTAAATGCTCTCATTGCTTTAATGAGATTGAACGACAAACATGGAATTATGGTAAAAATCGTGAAATGGAAAATTTCTTTTGCGATTTGTCTTGCAAAGGTAATTGGCAGCGCAATCAACGAGAATTATTAGGGTTTACCAAGGATTGGTTAATCGATCAATATTTGAATCAAAAAAAATCTGCAAATCAGATTGCAAAAGAAATAGGAAGAGATTCAAAAAGAGTTTGGGAGTGGATCAAAGAATATGGCGTTGAAACTCGTAAGAGAGGTACTGATTATGGTCAATGTTTCAAAAAAGGAATGATTGGATCGATGACCGGTAAGAAGCATAGTGAAGCTACTAAAGAAAAAATTAGAGCTGCATCAATTGCAGATGGACGAGTACCTTGGGGAAAAGGAAATGATCCCTACTGGAAAGGAAAAACCGGTAGTCAGCATCCATCATTTAAAGGAGGATTAACACCAGAAAGGCAATCTGTTTATTCTTCTCAAGAATGGGTTAATGCTGTAAAAAAAGTATGGGCGCGTGATAACGCAATATGTCAGAGATGCGGAGTTCACCATAATTCACAAGAACAACGTGGAAATTTTCACATTCATCATATTGTTTCTTTTCAAGTTCCAGAACTTAGAACGGAAGAAAGCAACTTATTGCTTTTGTGCAAACCATGTCATAAATGGGTTCATAGCAAAAAAAATATAGACAAAGAATTATTAGATACAAATACTTCTAATTGTCAGATAAATCCAAATCAACTTGACTTATTAAGTAATTTATAAATATATGATTCAACAATTAATCGACGCGCACCACGAAGACAACCAAGAAGGCCCACGCGGCCACATGGGATGCTCACAGCTTGGCCATGCGTGTGACCGATACCTTTGGTATTCGTTCCGCTTTGCCGTGATTGAAAAGTTTCCCGGTCGAATCCTGCGCTTGTTTCGCCGTGGCCAGTTAGAAGAGCGCACGGTAGTTTCAGACCTTCAAAATATCGGAATGAAGATCGTAAGCACTGGAACGAATCAAAGCCGGGTTGACTTTGGATGCCATGTATCAGGGTCGATTGACGGCATCATTGAATCAGGCGTTCCGGGTAACGCGAAAGAAAAACACATCTTAGAGATTAAGACGGCCAGCTTAAAGAAGTTTAAGGCTATGCAAAAAGACGGCTTGCAGAAAGCTAATCCGACCTATTGGTCACAAGTCCACCTTTATATGAGTGGTAAACAGATCACTCCAGTTTTAGCAACTTCATGGTCCCAATCTGGGGTTAGATCGGGATGAATAACATGGTTGTCTTCGTG